TCTGGATTTCTCCATAGTGCGTCAAATTGGTAATCATCTAAGAAGAAATGAACAGTTTTCTCTTCTGGATTATTACATTTTCCTCTGGCGTAATTGAAACCAACAAATTCGCAGTTACCCTCAAATAATTCCGGTTCTATCTGCGGTATATCATATTCTCCGACGCCAGGGAAGATACGGCGGTTTAGATTTTCGTAAGCTATACTGGTTTCCCGATTTGCCATTATTCTTTCTGCACTGTCTGCTTAATAACCTGATTCACGCCAGTAGCCGATAATCCATTAAACATACCGACTGCGACCGCTGTGATATAATCCGTTGCCGGGAAATCCGGGATAATTCCCATTCCGACTGCTCCGAGAATTCCGCCAATAACCGCCATGATTACTGGAATCCATTCATCAGAGATTCTTTTTGATGCTTTACATCCCATTCCTACGATGTAGCAGATCATAACGATTGCGATGCATGAGCCTAATGTTGAAATGTCCATAATCATACCTCCAAATCAACTTTTTCCATAACTGCCCTTGCTTCCAGAACAGCAATATAATCCGTCATTGCTCTTACCTGCATATTGTAAGTGGTTCTCGGGCAAGTAGGAGTAAATGGGAGTTCTCCTTTGTCCCACCTTTCAAGCATATTCGCAAGTTTCTTATATCGAATAACCACCTGCATATACTCTGCCTTAAAGCGTTCCTTGTAATCTGCACTGTTCATCATTTCAACTGTCTGTTTTAATTCCATCATTTCTATCACACTCCTGCATACAATACTGGTATTCCATCATCCGTCCTTACTCCCATCAGAAGCGGTAAAGCTGTCTTAAGAAGCAAGTCGTTCGTTTTCTGCGCATCTCCGGCGGCGGCATATACCGCACTCCATTCCTTTGCGCTTGCCCCAATCTGCTGAGGTGTCGCATAAGAAATAGATTCACTGCCAGAAGATACAGAGGTTACAATGCCTGTCGTGCTACCACCGGACCCGATTGCGGTTGACGCACCACTCACAGCGGCATTGGTAGCATTCTTTTCAGCAAGCTCAATCTGATACATTAATTCAGCCAATGAACAGACCGCCTTTTTGATACGCTTCTGTGAGCGTTCGTTTGTTGGCAGTCCGTCCACCAGTCTGTCAAACGTCATTGCGTCTATAAAATCACTGGCTCTTTCTGCCAGTCGTGGAAATTCAGTTTCTGGCATGACATTGCCGAATGATTCTGTATAGAATTTATAATCTGCATAAGCCATGCCAGCTACCTCCTAGTCGATCATCATTTTGCTGTTACAGTCGCATGTCCAGCGCTCAGTGCTTTATAGGTACTGTCACACTCAACTACCGTAATAACCTGCCCTGTTGCTGCTGTAATATCAGCTTCGCCATCCCATGCGCTCCAGTTCTTCACATTCTGTCCGTAGTCTACAGCAGTCTCAGAAGATGCAACTTTGTACTTGTACACATTTCCTGCGCTTGCTTTTGCCGGAGTAATGGTCACTTTAGTATCTCCACTTTTACTTCCTTCTGCGGAGTTTACAGTCAGAGTTCCAAGTGTCTGAGTTGCGTTGATGGTTCCAATAGCAATAGCGTCAATGTACTCTGCAAAGAGGGTAAGCCCCATGATTGCAAATGCTTCAGATACTGCTGTGTGGTAGTTACCCTGTGTATGGAATCCGATCAGGTTTGTCTCGCCAGATACGGTGTATACCAGACCAGCTCTCGCGAAGTCAGACTCGTTCGGGTCAACATAGTACAGAACGATATTCTCAACAGGTGTAGCGATAACCTGTCCTCTCGGAATCTCGCTGTCAGACAGTAAGAAGATTGTATTGAATCCCATAAAGTCTTTCATGTACTGGAATCCGAACTGGTTCTGAATAGAAATCTCAGCTGCACCGATATACTCATACACATCCAGAATATTCACAAATCCAACAACGCCAGTCACATTTCTGTGCATCTGCTTGAATTTGTTTTCTACACGGCCTTTAGCCATTGCCAGAGCCATCTGGAATGTAGTTTCTGTGAATGTGAGAGTACCTGTTTTCAGATAATCATAAAATCTTTCAGTAACATTGGTCTGAAGCTGGAAAAGGAATTCATCATCGGTCATCTGAACAGCGTTCTCATAACCGTGATCCTTGATTGCTTCGATAGATACAGCCTTTGCGTACTTCTCAATGCTCATTTCCGCATAGGGTTTTTCTTTTACAACGAATTTGCTGTAAGGGATTTCCTCGCCCTCACCAACATTTCCGTTCTGTAATGTACCTTCTGCATATTTTGACTTAAGAACCGCTCCGGGTGTTTTTTTGATAGGTCTCATGATGCCCAGAATCTCGCGCAAGTGTTCCCAGTTTCTTTCAAACCTGGTGACGAAATCAATCTCACGCGCTGTGACCTGGATATCATTAGTCATAATAAGTTTTGGTTTTGCTGGCATAAAAAATCCTTTCTACCCATAATTATTAAGGTATTGGGTTAGCGGCTATACTCTGGCGTATAGTCGGTGTAAAAAATCACTGGAACAACTGGATATTCTGAGCAATTGCAGCCTGTCTCTCGGACGGGTCTTTGATCGCTTCGATATCTTTCTTTGTCATGCTTCCCGGTGTCTGCTGCTGTCCAACATGAGTGGTAAATCTTGCCTGGTTCTGCTGAGCCTGCTGCTGAGATTCGTCCACAAAAGCGGATGCGTCAGACTGCTTCATCTGTTCGATCAGGTCATTCAGCCCAAGGATTTTACCGTCTTTCAACTTCAATCCGGCTTCTTTGATATCTGCCATAACAGACTTCTTTGCCGCTTCGCTGGAAAACTTAACATCGTCGAGTGCTGCTTTGAGTGCATCTGAGAAATCACGGTCGTAGATTTTCGCATTGAATTCTTTCTCTGCGTCTGCTGCCTTCTGTTTCCAAGTCTCTAACTCGGTCTTAACATTTGCCGGGTCGATACCGTCAAAACTTTTTAAGGTTTCTTCTGCTGTCTCGGCACGTTCTTTCCAGTCATCACGTTCATCCTCGACTTTCGACAGAGTTTTCGCTACTTCTTTCGCATTCTTATAATGCTCAGAGAGTGCCTTTTTCACATCTGCCTGTTTGTCCTCCGGGATTTCAATTCCAAATGATTTTAATGTGTCAATAAGTTTCTGCATAATATCCTCCTGGTCGTGTTTATTGACCTGCCGCCGCAGGTAAGTGGATTAAGCCAGTTAGACCACTGGCAGGGTAATCGGAATGGCAGGAATCGAACCTGCGACGCTAGTTTATACATTGCTCTGCCACTGAGCTACATTCCTATAACCCGGATTCCCGGGTTAGCAAGGTGTTTAACGTGTCATGCCTGCCACGAGTTGTTTCGGGCACCTGCCGCCCATCTACCTTTTTACAAGGAGGTGCGTACTGTCTATGCGAGCGAGCAAGTCATATAGACAGCAATGATACGTGTCGGAAATTGCATCCGCTTTTCAACCTCCAGATTCCGCCCGAATCTGTTTCTGTTAAGGACACGTACCCGTGAAAGGAGGAATCAATGAAAAAAAAATGTCTATGTCAAGTGGCGTCAACCACTTACGAATCTTCCCTATGAATATATTTTACCACAGACCATCCAAAAAGTTGTGGTACATGTTTTGACTAATTAGAGCATATCCCGGAGTTTTTCCACGTATCTCTTGACAAGATCGCGTTCCTCTCGGCACTCTGCGTCCTTGGACATATCGCTCATTTCTGTTGTAAGTTCGTCAAGATGTTCTTCCAGGGCGGCAAGCATCTTTCTTTTGCAGTCCTCAGATTTGCCGGAACGATAGCTCTGTTTCTGCGTCATATAGTCGTCATAAGCATCTCGTCCGTCAGAACGGCTGTAATGCCCTCTAACATAATGTTCGCCACGTCTAGCATAAGAACTGCCTCTGTCATAATCCGGCATCATTCTGTCATCATTTGAGCTGTATCTCCCCATACTGTCGCGCTTTCTTCCGCGTTCGCTGTAATCGTCATTGTATCCGCTACGCATCTCATCAAGAACAGTGTTGTAATATTCCACTTTTTTGTCCCAGTAATACGTATTCTTGATATCTTTGTACATATCAATCAGTTTGTATGTCATTTCCAAGTTCCCAGTGGTCAGCCCATTATCAGCGATTTTGGACAGTTCATCTTCGATTCTTGCGCATAAGTCTTTAATATCTCTCATAATCACACCTCCTACGCTTCTCTGGTCACGATAATATTTGCGTTCGCAACAGAAATTGCCTGATCGCTTGTGTTCTCTACTGCGATATTAACGCAACATCCGCGAGGTACGTCAATATAGATACCAGAGGACACATTGTTGTACTGGTCTACTGCTGCCGGTGTGGAGATCATCTGTGAAGATAATACAGGCTCGCCAGAGATTGCAATTGCTAAAGAGATAGCCTCAGCTGTACCGCCGGTGGGAACCGCAATGTTGCCAGAAAAATCCACAAAAAATCTCGCTTTGCACTGGTTAGTAACTCCTCTCAGTGTAATAATTCCACTTCCCTCTCTGTGCTGAATACAGTTAGAACCTTTAACTGCTGTGTTTGAAAATACTACGTTTCCATTTGCTGCTACAGTCTGAGCAGCTACATTTGTAAATTCTGCCATAAAAATACTCCTTTCATATCACAAAAGGACAGGTCTCAGCCTGCCCTCTGTGTAATACGGCATAAGCCGACATAATCATAAAGATTAAGATACTACTTATTTACTTTTTAAATATTCCGGTATATTCATTCTTGGAAGTTGGTGCTTGCCTGCGGACTCTTTTCCGAAAAGGCATTCTTCCGGCGTCCATCCCGCCCGATATCTATAACTAAGAACTTCTTTTCCAACACCAAGTTCTTTTGACCACTGCGACAATGTTTGCTTTTTTCCGCCATATTCAATAAACGAATTGTTACGCTTATTACTCGCCTGTTCTTCCATCGGTATCCATTTACAATTTGATGGTTCATAATTCCCATTTACGTCTATTCTTTCAAGTGTAAGCCCTTCTGAATATCCGTTTAAATACGCCCATTCTCTAAAGTTCCAAAAATCAAGCCATTCATCACACATTTTTATTCCTCTTCCGCCATAATTTTTATAGCTGGGAGTATTTTTATTGTAACATCTTGATTTTATGGAACTCCACTTTTTATAAAATTTCCCCGTAGACTCTCCATGGCAAGATCTTGTTTTTTTTGCATAATAGCTTCTAAGACATCCACAAGAAGTACTTGTGCCTCTTTCAAGATTATATTGATAGCATTCAACATATTTTCCACATTCGCAGCGGCAAAGCCATAATGTGTTTCTATTTTTTTTGCCTACTATTTTTATAACCTTTAAATTTCCAAATACCATACCTGTTAAGTCTTTGGCTTTGTGCCTACAGCCGCAACTCGTTATATGTCCGTTTCTTAAGCCTTTTCCGCTTTTTACTACGATTTTCCCACAATCACATTTACATTTCCAAGAATGATAACCTTTTTCGCTCTTTCCTGCGTATTCTAACACTGTAAGCATGCCAAATTTTTCGCCAGATAAATCTTTTATTGCCATGTACCTAACCTCCTTCTTTTTTTATATTATATCAGAAATTAGGTACATAATCAATTCTAATTTTTCTGTCAGAAAAAATTAACAATTACAATTTCCATTACATCCGCATCCAGAATATGGATATGGAGATGGGACTACGTAGGATGGCACAGGCATAGGATTTATCCTGCGAATCAGTTCCGCTGTCTGTGCTTCCTGATTTGCCGCAATGTAAGCATTCTGTGCGGACTGAGAAGCCGCCAGTTTAAGTGCCTGATTCTCTGCTCTAAGGTCTGCTGTCTCTTTCTGGCAAAGATAATCAAGGATGGCACGGGTGTTGCTGTTCTGATTGTCCAGAATATCTCTGGTGTTGTTGTTCATTGAGTTCTGGATTGCACAAGCGTTGGTAGCCATATCATATCTGATCTGTGCCTGTCCTTCCCTGTTGTCGCAGCAACACTGAGCTAACTGAGACTGTAAAGCATTGGTGTTCTGCATATTGGCTACAGTATCGGCATTAATAGCCTGCTGAATGCCGAAACCAGTCTGCATGATGTTTGTGTTGATTCCATTAAATCCAGTAAGCATACCGTTATTTACTGCATAGAATCCATCACAGAGACCGTTGTTGATTCCGTCAAGCTTGCTAATTACCGCGGAATTGTCAAATCCTCTCTGAATATCTGCCTGAGTAGCTGCTGTAGCTGTATATCCGCCGCCGTTGCCATTGTTGCCCCAGCCGTTGTTTCCCCATCCGAAGAAAGCAAAAATGAATAAAACAATAATCCACCAGCTGCCATCTCCACCAAACATGCCGTCATTATTTCTACCGTTTCCAGTAGCAGCGGCAATATCTGCTAAGCTATAATTTCCATCCATAGTTATAATCTCCTTTATTGTGTATTTACATCAATCTGGCCAGATTGTAATGTACTATTTCATTCCTTTCAGCATGTGCTGGAATTGTCCTGCTATCTGCTGAACCTGATTAAGCTGTTGCTGGGAAATCCGTCCAGACTGTAGCATCTTCTCAACTTCTGCTTTCGGGTCTCCTTTAAAATTTTGCCTAAACTGTACAAACTGCTGTATCATCTGCATTGGCCCGTTCCCCTGCGGCATCCCACCGCCAAGCGCGTTAAATAATGGATTACTCATCTGCATTTCCTCCCTTGACTGCTGATTCCTGCGCGGTATTAACCCTAACAGATTCAGAAAAAGAATTTAATCGGTTTATGATAGCTTCGTATTTGCCCTTTAAATCGTCGTATTCCTGTCTGGTGACATATTTACTGTCCATGTTCTGAACAGGCTGTTTAGGTGGCATCTGAGTGCCTATTTCGTGATACTCAAACGTCCGTAATGGCTGTGGCATACCAGAAACGTCAGTGGATTTTATGTAGAATTTTTCACTTTCACTGTCCATCAGCAAAACACTTGTCCCGGGTGCTACCAGATAGGATTTTGCACCGACTTCGCCGGATACCCACAGGATACCATTATTATTCTGCTGTGGTTGCTGCACTGGTTGAGCTGGCATCTGGACAGGCTGTTGCTGAAATTGATTCATCTGCCCCGGAACGCCAAAACTATATTGATAAGGATTGTTGTATAATGCCATCTTATGCACCACCTTTCTGATTATATTTTTGCATAAAAAAAGAACCGGAAACAGTTCGTTTCTGGCTCTAATTAGTGTCTAAAAAGTATCAACACACTTTAATTATTTTATTATTCACCCTCCGGCTTAATCGTTTCGCTGTGGATATACTCACGTTCATCTGTTCAGCGCAGTATTCGAGCGTATATTCCTTACATCTCAGCCGGAACAATCTTTCTTCATCCGGTGTAAAATTACACTCTAACAAGAACCTGTCTATATCTTTCTTAGTGAACACATATAATTTCATGAGCATACCCCTTATTAATGCAATTAACGTTGATTCTGTGCAAGATAATTTGTAAGCTTCTGTTTTGTTTTTTTTAATTCCTCGACGTTATTCCCACTGATCTGACTGTCCAACATGGTTGACAATACTTCCAGAATTAATGAATCACGCTCTGCGATCCTCTGAAGACTCTCGTAATCTCGTTTGTCATGTTCTTCCAGTGTTTCTACTCGCTTATTGAGCCGGAATGCCGGAGTAATCCACTTAAAGATCACAGCTGCTGCCCCTCCGACAATGGACACCCCTCCGCAGATAGAGAGGAAAATCTGTACAAATTCTGATATGCTCATTTAACTACTCCTTTTCCCAGCAATATACCGGGATTTCATTACCACTATCCCACGTATCGAAATATTTACCCTCTTGTACTGTCACCACATGACCGTCTATGCAGAGAATATATGTGCCTGTCGGATGGTCTGTGCAAAAGTCGTTGACTGTATAGATATATCGTCCATGATCGTCTATCAAATGTCGCTGATATCCCAAGTCTTTAAGGTACGCGCCCCAGACATAATTCGCTGACGGCATGTCACATAGTTTACAGGCTCTTACCATTAGTTCTGTGAAAACTGTCTCCCAATCTTTCCCGGTTGCTTTGCAGATGGCACGAATAACACAATCTCCGACTCTTTTTCCTATAATTGGATTTGGATTATATTCTTCAAACATGCTCATTTTAAATACTCCCATAAATAACCACCGCCAATCCCTTTCCGGCACCATGCTTTTAGCGTTCCAATAGGATATCCAAGCAGTTCCGCTGCAACATGTGCAGAACAGTATGTAGCAAGAATTTTATTCTCTAGCGTTTTCTGGCAAACTGGTAGCGAAACAGTATCAATTGCACGGATTCTTGCTGTTCCATAATTATTGTTATACTGATACGTGCACCATTCTAAATTTTCAACGGAATTATTAAGCTTATTTTCATCTTTATGGTTTACGCAAGGCAATCCCTCTTTATTTGGAATAAAAGTTTCTGCAACAAGCCTATGAACTTGAAATTTTCTTTTATTCTTTTTACTATAAAGAGTTACTACATAATATCCGGAATTGATCAAATGCGGTTTTAAAATCAATTCCTTGGGTTTCCCTAATTTTGCACTTTCTTTGAAACTTTTTACGTTTCCTAAATTACTAACCTGGTATAATCCCTCATAACCTTTGACATCTTTCCAAATCTCTTGCATCTTATTCTCCTTTACGTATATATGTATATACGTATATTTTAGCATATTTTCATATTTACGTCTACACGTATTTATGATATATTTATCTCGGGAGGTGCATTATGAACAAAGTTAAATTTACAACAACTATTGATCAAGAGTTATTGGAAAAATTAAAAATCGCTGCCATCAAGGAAAAATGTTCTGCTTCATTTATTTTGGAAAAACTTATAAGAGAATATCTTAGCAACAAGGAAGGCAACTAGCCTTTCTTTTTTGCTGTTTTGTATCTCTTTGCTGCTCCTCTGGCTTTTGCAGCGTTCTGACGGTTCCACTTCGCAATCATAAGCCGGTCTTGCAGTTCCCTTAGGTCGTTCTGCTTGCAATATTCCTTATATGCAGCATTTTGTTTCTGCAAAAGATAAGACTTCCGGTCAAGGTCTTGTTGGAGTGCAAATCTTGCCTGTTCGTCCTTGCAGTTATTAACCGCCGCTTGCATTCCAAGGACTTCTCTCTTTGTCTTTCGGATTCTCCGCTCATAAGTACGTTGTCGCTGTTCCTTTTCGTACTGCTTTCCTTTGTTTGCCTTGTCCTGTGCTGATAGTTCTGTATAAGGATTGAATTCCCCATCACTGGCTCCAAAACTATGCCGACAGTTGACTCCTGACAGTCCGCTTGCTGTTCCGTATCCGGTCAATGAGAACGGCGGAAATTTCTTACTCTTGCCAGAACGAGAGTATATCTTACCTTGCCACCATGAGTGATTTCCGGGGTTCTCGCCACCGTCACCCGTTCTGGCTCCCATGTGTGCACTGACCAGAATCAAATCCCAGTCCATTTCTTCCATGCGCTTTAGGGATATGTCTCCCGTAGCCTGCGCCACGCCAGTTCTAACGGAGCGTGCTACTGCTGTTTCAATGGTGTCTTTTCTGCCAGATGGATATGTAACAGTAACACCATCGCTCACAACGTTATTAACTGCTTCTTTAATGGCTTGCGTATACCCAACCGCCCCAGTCATTACATGATTATATGCAAGGTCGCATTGCTCGATATATAGCCTCTGAGCGGCACTTGCGGTTGTTCGTGTGAAATTCTTCCACTCGCCCATGGTTGCAAGCATGTTGCGCTCCATGAGCCTTATCATTGCTGGGGACTGTTCGAGTGGTACAGGGCTTAATCCTGCCGCCTTGTATATCTTATCATCATAATCGAGAGCAGTGATTCCGGCATCTTCAAACGCTTCAAGAAGTTCCTGTTGTTCACGTTTGGTATATTTGGATAGTTCTGCTAGAATGTCCTCTAGCAGTTCGCCAGATTCCTGTAACGTTCTAATTCTCCACGCATCAGCATTGGTCAGAATATAGTCCTCACCTCTGCCGATTCTTGCCATCATCCGCGATACGATCTCAGAGATGATATACTGATGCAGTTCTTCTGCAATTTGTTCGCTGCCCTCTGTTATCCGGCGTAAATATTCTGGGCTTAACATAATTACTCATCTCCAAACAGTTTCGGTTCGTCTGGCTGGGCTTCTTTGACCATTGCTTTCGCTTCATCCTCTGTCATTCCTTCGAATTTCACGAAGTACATCCAAGCCGGTACTTTTCCAGTTGTCACATACTGCCACCATCTAGCACGGTCGTTTTCACGCACATACAGAATATCGCCAAAGTCGTAATTGACTTCATAAGCCCCAACCGGTGCAAGCCCGTACAGGTCAGCGTAGACGTTCAATGCGTAAATAACTTCATCTAGGCAAGACTCTAACTTATCCCTCACGTCTTTGATGAATTGGACTGTCCTCTGCTGTTCCGCTTCTACTCCTGTAGCTGTCTGAATGCCGCTAGATTCGTTGAAAACAAAATATCCATTAGAGAATCCAATCTTGTACCCCAACTGGCTTAAAAGGGCATTTATGCCGCTTATACGTGTATCTGTGTTAAGTTGTGGATTGATTTCTTGATAAAACTCTTTCTCGTCCTGTCCGAATACATTCTTAACAAAGTGCGGTAAGTTCATCTCATTCCGTCTGTTCTCCATGCCCTGTGGTGACATAGCTGCTACAGGTGTACCACTTGGCATCAGCAGTCTATCATCTGCCAGAACAATTTTCTGAGAATCAAAAATCTCTCCGGCATTACGGCTGTATGCAATGTCAAGGTCTTTTAGCTCCTCGATAGCTTCGGCAAATATCGGAAGTCCAAGTGGCGTACTGATATCCACATTGTTCGCCTGTGGTGTCCGTAATACTCCATACAGAGCTCCATCCAACTTCTCGCCGTTTGCTTTGAGAATCGGCGGTGTATCTGCCATGAGGTCCGCCCATTTGGTCTGTTTAAGGTCAATCTTGTCACCGATTGACTGAGGGGATTTTGATACATAGGCTCTGTTAGAAACGTAGTACGGATAGGTTGTCACACCATCTATTGTAGTCTCAATAAACCTGTGATATTCAAGCCGTGTATAGTATTTCCTTCCGACAGTATAAGAATCCTTAAATATAATCCCCTTTATTTCCTGATTGTCGTAATCTACAATCATCACATCTGCCGGCGTAAATATGTCAAGGCTCTCACCGTTCGGTTTGATGAATACCGTTCCATAAGCACAGCCATATTCCACCCAGTGCCGGATTTGGAAATATACCTTGTCAATCTGCTCCTGTAGCCACGTAGCCCTTGCGGAACCATCTATCTGAATGCCGATCGCCAGTGTTGCGAGCCGAGCTGTCTCTGAGCAGACAGATTTTGCAAAATTAATTGTCTTGATATTATTCTTGTCATCTAACCATTCCGGCGCTCCCCTGTAAATGTTCGCACACCGATTAATCAGAACTTCCATCTCCGGGAATTCTGCTGCCTGGATATTGAAATCCTCTTCGGCTTGTTTTTTGAATATCATGTTAAACCACCTTTTTAGTGTTGTTATAAGTCCCATTTAGTCACCTGTCGCTATCTTTTTTCCACACATCGGACAATAATTAAGGTCAAACGGTCTGGAAGTAATGCTCCCTTTTCGGTCTTTCATGTATATGTACAACATGCAGCCGTATATATATTTGCTCTTCTTGCGTTCTGGATTATCATGACATTCTTTCCAAGAAGCTAATTCATCACAAAATTTACACATTATGCACTGTACCCCCTCCTGTTAAATAACGGCTCATAAGCATACCTAAGTGCCGAGATTGCGTGGTCGTTTCCATCAGGATAACCACTTATTACATTTCCCTCTTTGTCCCGATCGTACTCATATTCCGTAATTTCCTTGTATGCGTTCGGTGTTCGCTTCGGGTCAATAACAAGCGTCTTTGTCTGTAAGAATTTAAAGCCATACTCGATACTTCCCGGCCCTTTGATTGCTCCTCTGGCAGGAAGTCCGGCGTCCCGGAAGTCGTTCACGGACTTAGGTTCCGCAGAATCACATATCATTGTATAATCGTCATAGCCTTTTTTCTTGATCCAATCAGCGGTCTTGGAGTTGCTCCATTTATTTACGTACAATTCGTCAATCAGATATATTTTCTCTCTGGCAGAATCGTAATAGGTTCTGAGATAACAGAAGGCATCCGGGTACCATCCATAATCTACGCCAGCGAAAATACGATCCATGTGGCTGATCTCTTCGTCTGTAATATCTCTAATCTCCAGATATTCAAATACGTTTCCACCGTTTCCATTCGCAATTCCCATATATTCATGTTCATAAGCGTTTGGATTGACTTCTTTCAGATGCTCTGCTTCGTCAATAAATGGCTGTCCCAGCCATCCTTTTGGCACATCTAAGTAAGTTGATGAATGAACTATTCTGTTCTCTTTTGGTTCAAGAACATACTTATTAGCCCAGTTATTCATTGTTTTTGGCGGATTGAAGCTTTTAAATATCCATGCAAGGTTGCCGCCACGAATCGCAGACTGCTCAATCTTACGAATTTCCTCAGGTCCTGCGAATTGATCTAACTCCTCGAACCAGAGAATACCAATATATCCGAATTCAGGGTTGATGGATTTAATCTTGTCAGGGTCATCAGCACCACGGAAGTATATCTTTTGTCCGGTTGCTTTTAATGTAATCTCCATAGGTGATAACTTAGAATCAAATTCTTCTGTAAATTCCTGTTTTCCAATAGCCCATTTGATTTTGTTATATACAGAATCTTTGATTGTATTCCCAACCTTACGGCAAACCACGGCATGAATGTCATGATTGTTATTCATCAACTCTACTATAGTCATTCCAACAGTGGTTGATTTTGTGGAACCACGTCCGCCCTTAAATACATACTCCAGATGTTCCTTATCTCGAATATCTCTAATAGCCCAATGAAAACAATCAGGAATGTTGTACAGATCCATGTGATATGGCTTTGCGTTTCTAGCAGCTTCCTCTGCTGCTTTCTTTTCTTCCTGCTCTTGCTTAATCTTTAATGCCTTTTCCAGATCATTCATGGATTTCAGCTGATCGGAGAAATCTGGAGCGAATCCGAATGAATCAGTCAGCTCACCTCTTGCGATCATGGAACGGCGTTGCTGAATTTCTGCCAGAGACATGATATCAGTGCCTTTTTGCTTTTCGATGAGAGACTGTTTTTCTGCTATATATGCTAAAACCTTATCATTTCTTATCAGTCTGCTTCCTTCCACTTCATGATTTTTGTATCCAGCTCTTCTTGCGGCATCAGATGCATTCCCGCCATTTTTTATATATTCATGCACAAACGCTTTCTGTTTAGGAGTGAGATTCATTTACCCACCGTCCTTTGTATCCGGGATAAAATATCTTTCAATAATACTCTGGCTAACATCTATTTCTTGTCCAGTTTTACATAATACAAACATATTTCTAAATTTAAGCTTGTCTGCAAAATTATCCCTTATTTTTTCTATAACGGAAAACGGAGGTATTTTTACTTCCTCTCCTTCTCTTGTTACTCCAAGTTGACTTGCCCCATTTAATATATACTTATCTCCCACCATCATTTTCTGACTGCCTCCCATATCTCTTTTAGACACATGACCACATCATACTGGGATGCAGTTCGTAATATTTCATAATCGCAATCTTTCCATTCGCCACGTTTTGTTGGTCTGAATACCGGTGTCGATATGATCGTTACTGTAATTAATCGTTCCTGCTCATGGCTGTAGAATTGTGATGTTCCGATTTTTATGATTAATCCGGTGGATAATATAGCTTTTTGAAGTTTTCTTGTAGCTGCTTTTAAGTTTGCCATATTATCACCTCATTTCTGGCTATAAAATCCCATAGTAACACTTCTGAGTATATTTTATCACAGGTCAGCAGAAAAGTTGTGGTACATGTTTGAGGAATTTTGCAATAAAAAAGAGCCGGTAAATACCGACTCTCTGATTTTATTCGTTGCTTTGTAATTTTCTGATTACCTCGCTCTGATCTCCCGGACACCCCATGAAACATTCCGGGCAATGCTCGTAAAATGTACATCTGATGCAGTCATGCGGACTGATTGAGCTGCAATATTGGTTCAGTACTGCGAATGCTGATATGGCAAGCTGCGGGGTTATGTCTGGTGACTTAAGCATCATGTTTTTACTCGCCCTGGTCACTTCCACATTATCATCTTTGAACTTTATAGTATCCCCATTGCATTTTATCGTAACTTCGTTCTTCTCTCTGTCAATTTCAAGTGTAGGCTTGTCCAACATGATTATCAACTCCTTCTCATTAATGTGCAAGTAATCCAACAAACAGCGGAAGAACTAATGCCATTAAGCATAATGGTTCTTTTGTATAACTGAGTGCCGCTATTACGGCAAATGATGTACTGGCCCATGCTACTAATTTCGCCATTGCTGTATTAAAATCCATTTAATCACTCCTCTCCCCAGTCAATTTTCTGCCCGCAATCAGGACAATAATTCGCATTCGAATAGATCTCTGCTTTTCCGCAGCAAGGACAATCTCCCTTGGTAACATAGACCATTCCAAAGAAATCTCTTAACTGCTTTTTATATTTAGGCTCTTTCGGAACCTGTTTTTCTAACGCGTCAATCGCAGTCTTTCTGACTTCGTAAGTGCATTTACCGCCATAGGCTGTGTCATCGTAGCTTAATTCCTTTAATGCTTCTTCTGGTTTCATATTAACCCTCCTCTTCATTCAAGTTCCAGTCACATGGTATGCCTTGAAAACATTCTGGACAGTGTTCGTAAAATCCACAACCTTTGCAATCCGCTGCCTGTCCAGTGCAATATTGCTGTAGTACGTGGTATGCTGATATAGCAAGGTTTGGCGTTATGTCTGGTGTAAGTTTGTTATTCATTTCTTCATCTCCTCCAACTTTTTCTCAGCTGCTTCACGGGTGAGAAATATAGTTTTGCCTATCTCTCCCACGAAACGCTCCAACTTAAAACCATCTGCATATCTAAAGACGATATCAGTAGTTCCAAATGCTGGCATATCAAAACGATGTACTCTAAGCTCGCGAATTGCGCTATCAACAATGCACCATAGTTTTTCTCCAACCTTACACGGTAATCTCACAAGCAAGCCCTGTTCTTCTAAATCTTTATATTCTTGCCATTTATTCGCTTCTTCGTAAGTCAAAATTCTTGCGTTTACGGGATGTTTCTTATCCGGTTCAGAAAGCTTCATTTCCAGAGCATCAATTACATCAGCAAGAGAAAATGTAGATTCTTCTCCAAATATTTTATGTAGACGTTCTTCTAACTCTTCATAATCAGCAAGCTTTTCAATTGCAGGATATAAATATTCTCCGCATAATACTTTAACAAGAGATGTTTTATTCTCAGATTCAAATACCTTTATCCCTACATTCCCTTTCTTTTCATTATTTGGAACGTATCTTTCTGTTAATCTCTCCATCTATTTCACCTCCTGAAATCTTTTCATAAATAGAATTTTCCACGATTCGTCTACTTCCACAAAATTTTCTTTTTCATATTCCTTGATCATGTTTTCAAGTTTTAAAATTTCGTCTTTAAAAAAATCGTTATGTCGTTCTAAAAACTCGTCTTTTTTAAATTTTCTACAATACTGCTCATGCAATCTTGTCTTGGTTTTCATGGTGTATTCGCATACTCCTGTAGTAGATGCTAACTTCAAAACTCTTTTCGCATATTCATAATTGTCTTTATCTACCCCTCCTGGCAAAGCCCAGCCCATAAAAGAATCACATTCGCAACACTTTACTTTCTTACTCATCTACCTCACCTCTTCTATCTGACTTTCTACAGTATATACTGTAAACCGATCTGAATCCTTCCGATAAAAAATAATGTCCTTCCCACTTCTGTGATATTGATCTCTTAGGTAATATCCCTCAACCCATTTTCCATTATCAATCCGCTTTGCCTTGAAAAGAATTTCCTCATTCAACTCCACCGCCTTTCACGATTTCGATTGCCCTACTCAGCCCAGCATTGTATCCTTGATGTACGTCAGATAAGATACATTCCGATTCAATGAATTTATCTCTTTTTAATTCATTGATAACCTTGTCCACATCAAAAGCTGTCAGCTGTCTGTTAATACAATCAATAAACTCTTTCTGGTCAGAGCTAATGCTTGTACCAATTTCCCAAATTTTGATGTATTTAATTAATTCGTCTGCATCAATCAGTCTGCTCATTCAATCACAACCTTCTTTCTTATCAAAAGCCAAATCAACTCTGATCACATCCGTTTCTATTGCCGAAAGACAGCTTATTTCTAAGTCATAAAATGGTTTCAGCAGCTTCGAACCGGCATTGAATGTATCGTAATCTTCCCATCTTCTACCCGGATGGCATATCTGAATTTTATCTTCACTTTCAGGATCGCCGCCAATTGCTGCTATTAAATCAATTAACTTCATTTATTCATCCTTCCACACTCCCAACAACCTCATTCTCTCATACAGTACAGCGACGGTCTTGCGCCTGTATCCATAGAAGTCTTTCGGGTTCATCGGGATATATCTTTCTTTGCTGATTTTCCTGTAACTTTTCCGGTGCAAGATATTTTCTATAACCATATCCGCTATCACCGTGTTTTTCGGGCAAGCTGACAAGGCGGCACCGGAAAGCAGGTATCCGTACTCTGCCGGGAAGTCTTTCAGCATCGTGTTCAGTTTTTCAATGTCCTCTGCCGGAATACCGTAGTCTTTCAGCTTTTTATTCCTTGTCAGCATACCGTTGCTCCTTTCTATCCTGTATAATCTTCAAACTTTCTTACACTTTCAAACGTAGCTCTCATATTTACCCATCGTTGTAATCTTCTGACTGAATCGGTAGGTTTTGTGCTTTGCTTATCAAAAATCATTATGTACGGCCAATACCCTAAATCCCGAAGTGTGTATACTCTTTCCAAATCCTGTTCAAATGTGGTATTGAAATTTGTCAGCACATATACAGACATTTTTCTGCGATCCCACTCAGTTATTTCCTTAAACATTTGAAATTTCGGAATAATTATGCCTTTGTCTTCATATCTGTCCCACGCAAAATGAATCTGTTTTATTTTCATTTGCTTAATGTAATTCGCCTTTTCTTCGGTCATAATCCGAATATCGCAGCCTTGTGAAAAATCTATATATGCTTTGCTGTCTATTAACTGTTCAGATAGACTTTTCCATTCTGTACAAGCAAACATGTTTGGGTCAAGCAGCACTATGTTTTTCTGTCCGTTCCAAAATTCTGATAAATCTGCTACTTTACAGCTTTTCTTTCCCTCTTTATCTTTTACGATACAGAAATCACACCCTCTTGGGCATCCTCTTGTAAGAAAGCCATAAGCAGTATTTCTACATAACTCTGGATAAATACTATAATCAGGATAAATATGTTCAATTTCATTTGGCAATGGTTCTCCGCCAGACGGATACTCATACCCCGTGCCACCTTTTATAATTTTTGTTGCACATACAGGATGCGGATAATCCGGTGTAAACGTGAATACCTTACTCATATACACCTTATCTGGTGGATTTATCCATGCTGTTAATGGGTCGTACCATTCTACGAAGTCACCTTTTTCCTTATGCCATGCCGATATTTTCATCAATGGCAGATTCGGAAAATTATGACCATCAACATCTATAAGTTGTATTCTCATAGCTTCCTTTCTATTCGTCTGGGTGGTGTTTGTCGTACATGATTGCTGCACATATAAGACCAGTTACCCCGACTATGATTCCAAGGGTGAATCCTAATATGAATGTAATCATGATTCGTCCTCCTCAAAATGCTCATTCAGCGTTTCCCGTGATATCTCAATCCATCTGTTGACATTTAATCCGTCAAGATGAATTTCCCCACCGATAATATTTTCATTTCCAACTTCATAAACTTCGCCTACCTCAATTTCCATGTATCCGTCAACGTAAAATCCATCACCATCATAGGTATCTAACATGAATGGTTTCGTGCATTTATACTTCATCCTTCCACCTCCTCATAAGTTTCTCTGAATATATCTGGTTTACACGGATAAAATTCACCGTGGACACCGCGGATGATATAATCACCAATATTCGCAAGATGTTCGCCTTCAAGTGTCTTAATAACCAATCCACCCGGAACCTTCCAATGGTCAATATAGAAATTCTTACCTTCTGCCGACATGTACTGGTCTGTACACTGATAGTCCGTCAGGAAATCGAACATTTCTCGCTTATTTGTGCCAGTCCACTGTACTGCATCAATTACAACCGGCTTCTTTCTGTACTTCATACTTCCACCTCACTATCCTCTGGTATCTGAAACAGGATTGATTTTCTTATCTCATTTCCATAGCCTTTTAATACAGCAATTCCATGTGCCACACTTTCTTTTGTATCATAGCTTCCTGTGTATGCTGATCCTGCCAGCCCATTGCCAACAATTTCACCAGATTTGTATTCCATGTATGCTTCCTGAATCATATCCAGTACTTTCATGGCTTTGGCTTCTGAGGAGTATCTACCAAGTCTATATCTGTTTTCGTTCTCTAGGCTTGAAATAACAAAACCCTCGTCATCTTTCACAATATAAGCTACAGCCAAATTGCTAAAGTTTAATAAAAATGCTTTATTCTGACTTCTGATTAGCATTTCGCGTCCTCCTTATTTCGTGTGACTGGTAATCCTAATTCTTTTTGCTTCTCTGCAATTCTTAGCGGAATGTATAATTTATGGTATTCTCTTCTGCAAATATCACAGTTTCCATAGCTATGCCCCCAACACCAATTACAAAATTTATTGAACTGTTCTTTCAATGCTTCTGAAGATGATGTATTTGCGTATCCTTCCCGTATTACTTCCGACATAAAGCTCATTTTCATTCTCACTTTCTCATATAATTCAGAATATTTTTCCCATGTTTCTGGCAGTTTGGTATAATCTGGCTCATAAGGTTTTGGATATACAGTATATCCGCACTTCGTACATTTGATTTGTGGTGGAAAGTCCCTACTCCATTCCATGTTTCCGCCACATTTTCTGCAACGAATGTATCTCTCTACTTTCTTTGGCTTCGGTTTGAAAAATGAAGTGTAATTATTATTTTTCATTTCCGTTCTCCTGCTCTTTGAATCCCATCTTCAAATCATAGACAAACTGGCAAAGTTTCTCTGCAACCTCATCCGCATTCTCTACATTTGCAAGTTGTCTAACATACTGCTTACCGCAGATAACACAAGTCAACTTTCGGATTGTTTCCCAGACCTGCCACGAGATAATGGTGGAATCAAAAGCATCTGCCATCAGAGAGTTTCTTCCGTTCCCGTTCTCGTCTCTGAACCACTTTTCTCTTGGGGCCTTTAACGTGGTTGCGACGTCTTCTCTGGTAAGACAACCTTTGTATTTCTCGTCCATGCGCTTTTCAAGTTCGTCCAGAAGTTCCTTCTTTTCCTGTTCTGTCATTACATCCTCACTTTCCCCATGTAAGCAACTGACACGCTATTGTGCAATCCTCCATGATTTCTGTATTAATATTTCCTCTATCTGGCTCTAATTCATCAAGAAATACGCCGTTTATACAGCTCCTTCCAAATCTACGCTCTTGCTCCGCACGCTTTTGAAATACTTCGGGGAAGTCCTTCCTAATTTTATTCCAGTAGCCCATGCCGCCTTTGACGCATCCAATGCAATTGTTGTTACCTTTAACTTACTGCTCACGCTTCACACACCTCCTGATTTGCCCTGTAACGGCTTCAAACTGCTTAAGCAATGAGCCATCATCATTACGGTTTAAAGTCCGGTCATAAGCCGGAGAGACGTCCCACAAGTCATTTACGAGGACACCGTGCGCCACACTGTTGAGTAGTGCGCTTCGATGTGCTCCTGTGATACTCACGATCTCGTCAAGAGTAAACTCTCCGACATATTCAGTGCCTTTGAACAGCTCATACAGTTTCATGTTTCTTCCTCCTTGTCACTAATTCATATCCTGTCAACCGGAACGCTCTCGGTGTCTTCGGATGGTCCGTTTCGATCAGTCCATCTGTCCGCAGCATGTCCATGTGGCGAAGCACCGTGGCATTTGACACACCGACGCCGTCAGCAATCTCTTTGTAAGACGGTGCGTACCGATGTTCTTTGATATACCGACAGATGTACAGATATATGTCTTTGTGAATCTGCTGACCTTCTTTATATTTCTGTTTGTACATTTTTTCTCATTCCCCTCTGTTTAGAATTAAGAAGTCTGTGAAAAGCTCTTATGTTGTCAAGCAAGAACTGCTTGTCACTCTCGTCCGGACATGCCCCTGCCAGTTCTCCCAGCTCTGTACAGGTGTCATAGACTTTGCTGGAATATTCGTCTGTAAGCTCTACTGAGTAGAATTCCTTTATAGCTTTCCAGTATTCCGTCATAAATTTTTGTATGATAGGAATATCCTTAGCTTCTACTTTCAAATCCTCACATCCTTTTGTATACAATATACTGTGCACTGTATACGCTCTATTAATTTTTAAAAATTATTTATATTATATATAATAGGTGTATAATATAAGTAACCCACAGTAACCGTAAAGTAACCGTTCGAAAATCCGCAAACCCTTGATTTTACTGCATGGTAACCGGGTAACCGAGTAACCCTGACTTTTTCATATAGGGAAACTTTTATACTCAATATGTGCATATAAATACTTGAATATATATATGCAGAATCAAAGGTTACCTGGGTTACCCGGTTACCTTTTGAACGAATTGCTTGCTAATCAAACACAATATCGTCCGTAATCTCAAAATTATCATTACAATTCACAAAGCCTTTCGGAATCTCATCTACAATTTTCAAGAACACGCACTTGGTGACAATTCCGTCCAGCTTCTTCGCTTTAGTCGGATAACCCCTGCTGTCGGTTTCCACAAGTCCCTTCTTGACGGCCCATGATAGAAATGCTTTCCTTGAGAATCTTCCGATTTTACACAGATCATCAAACGCTGTGCTATAGATTATTGCAGTTGACGTCTTCTCTACCGGATCATTGTCGATAGCTCCCCATCTTTCTGTTTTGATATCCGGGTTATCATCGAACTTAATTCCGTTCATAGCGATCTTATCAACTACGAACCAGTAAGCACGTTCATTTTCAGACACCATTTCTTTCTCTGTCAGGAGGATCTTTGCTGTCTCAATGTCAATGTACTGACCGTCATGGAATAGCTGATCTGTTACAATCTTATCTGCTGTCAAAATGATACTCATAGATATACTCTGCTTCTGCATCTTGTCATCGTCCTGTATAAGCCCCTGATAGTGCTTTTGCAGGGCTTTTATATCATCAATGGACATTTCCTTGACTGCGTTCACAAAGTCGATTCCTGCATATCCGTAGTTCTTTTTAAGGGTATCTGCGGTAAGCTGTGGATCATCAAATATCTTTTCAGAACACTCAACCTCAATAATTCGGTTAATAGCTCCGCCTTGGCTGACATATCCGGCAAGTGGACGCTCGCCATTTGTCAGAATGCAGTTCTGCCAGCGGTTCTCCCGGTTGACGCCCAATTCCTTGTTTGAACGACTCTTTCCTTTGCCGGAACACAGGTCGTACACAATCCCTTCAAAGTTATCCCTAATCTTGGCAGATACCTTAGAAGTATCATCCAAAATTAATGGAAGATTATTGAGCATATCAGACTTTGCTTCCAGGGCCACATCTGTTGTTTTGAAGTCTCCTATATATCGTGATTCGCCTGGATTCGCCCAGACAGAAGCTCCTAACATAAGTGTTACGGTCTTGCCACCCTCAGTTTCTCCCCAGAGGTCCACAAAAAATGGAAGGGCGCCAACAAGCTTAATCAGAATACTAGCGAAGCTTGCAGCTAGCATGATTTTCGGCTCTATTCTTCCAGTGGCGCGAACCTTCTTCACGTGCTCATACCACTCTGTTCTGCTGCCACCTACACTGATACTTTCATACAGTTGCCGGAATCTCATGTCTCCATCAAATACAATATCCTTGTCATAGGGAAGGAAATAATCCCTAATCCATCCGATTTTACTGGAGGAATACTGAATGTTGATATAATCGTCATTTGCATTCTCAACGTCTGACAGATACCGTACAAGAAACTTCGCGTTCTCAGATGTCACTGAAATCCCAAGTGCAGATAACCCAACGATTTTAGTGGACGATGCAACCATGGTTTTCGGTACAATAACCTCGGACCATTTATTATTTCTTTTGTAGATTAGTTTTATCTGTTCTTCCCCGGTCTCCAGATTCTTCATCCGCTCTATTGGAAGTATAGGATGATAACAGGCTATAATATCCGGCGATCCTGGATTAGTGTTTGAAATTCTGATCCCATCATCGTCTGCTATCCAGTTGAGACATTTCATTCGGTCATATTCACAATCAGAGAAATTAGTCCACTGGTCTAGCATCGAAACAGCCTTGCTGCTTTTTTCTTTTTCAATCATCTGCTTCTGTACTTTTGTGTAAGCTTTCAGCAAATCTTCAAATTTTTTCTTTACACCAAGCTCCTTGGCTCTGTCCAGAAGAGTCAGTGTAAGACGTGCCTTGTATATCTCATCTTCCTGACTGAATATCTCGTCAAACACTTCTTCATCCAGAATAGAGTCCTTCGTGAGCTTGCTTATCATTTCCACTTTTAATCACCTTCTTCCAGCCCTGTTATGAATCCATGGTGGTACAAAGCAAGCTGCAGCTTATTCCACGCTTCGCACCATCTGTCAGAAAGAGGGGGCCATCTGTCAACTTCCGCTCGATAGAAGTCAATGTCGGACAAACACTCTTGCAGTTCAGCCTTTTTCTTTTGTTCCTCTTTCTGCCGCATTTCCATCTGCTTCCGATGATGATATATTGCCATTCTGGAAGAAAAATCTGGCTTCTGGTAAGTTCCTCCAAGTATGGTAAAAGCTGTCTTAAAATCGCAATTATCCATGTTCTGGACAAATGTAAAAATGTCACCTGTTGCACCACAACCGAAACAATAATAGCTGTCTTTATAGATTTTCATGGATGCAGTGCGGTCTTTCGGGTGAAAAGGACAATTTATAAATCCGGCTCTGTTCGGAACCATTCCGTATCTGCTCAGAACATCTCTCATACTGTTCTGCTGTTTAATTGTTTCTTTATCCATTTGACAGAATCTCCAAAATCCTTTTGCCAGTGTCTTTCTTGTCGCAAAACAGAAATTCAACACCATACTTGCGTTGCATTGTGCAAAGAATCTTATATAAGACATCTCCGTGCATAACTTTCTGTTCCTGTTCTACCCAGACGCCATTTTTTTTAACTCTTTTCTTCGCCCGGGGATTCTCCCACCAGAGAACATCGTCCAGTTTTTCAATCCCTTTTCCATGCTCACACAGGAACACGAGTTTTATCCCTGCTTCATTTGCCCGGATAATCTCGGAACGGAATCTCTCATGCTGTTGGCATACATTACCGCATAATTCGGAAAGATTTTGCTTTCGGTCAACAACCAGTCGAGGGTTGTCATAATTCATGTAATCCCCGACGTAGAGCTTCGACACGAACCATTTTTCTCCTGCTGCATCAAATGCTTTCTTAATGCCATCAATAACTTTCTGATGTTCCCTACTGTCAATTTGTATCATGCGAACGGCAACTCCTCGTCAATTCCATCTGGAATACTCATAAATCCGTCTGGGTCTGTTTCTGGATGCGGCGTCTCCGGCTTCTGCTGACTCTGATTAGAACCTTTGCTTTCGCCAAACTCAATCTCTTCCACAACAATGTCTGTTGTGTATACCTTCTGTCCATCACGATTGGTGTAACTGCCGGTCTGGATCCTACCAGATAAGTCCGCTTTCATTCCTTTTAAAAAATATTTCTCGATAAATTCTGCCGACTTTCCGAAAGCAATACAATTCAAGAAATCTGCTTTCTGATCGGAACCCTCTTTCGCGAACCTTCTGTTTACCGCAATAGAAAACCTTGCAATAGACGTTCCATCGTTGGTATACCTGACTTCTGGATCACGTGTAAATCTTCCTGTAAGAATTACTTTATTCATGCTGCTACTCCTTTTCCACATGCTGTTTATCATAGTCAATTAACATTTTGAGACATTTATGCCCTTTCTCTTTTGTAAGTGACTTGATGTCATTTACCTTGAAACGGGCCTTGATCTGGTCTAAAAGTTTAGCTTCCGGGTACTTATCAATAATGTTTTTGATTGACATAGTAGTCTCGGAACTAATCATCTCGGTTTCTTTTGCCGGTTCCGCTTTCCTACCGGACGTTTTTTCTTTCTCTCCTGTATTAGTAGAATCACTGTCTCTGTTATCATCAATACAGAACAGTCCGTTTAAAGCGTATTTTCTGGCATAAGACGAAGCGGCACCTGTCACCTGTGAAGAATCCATACCTTTCTTAGACTCTTCTTCCCTTGCATAAGCAACAGTTGTAATCTCGCCGGTATCTTCGCAGTCATTCAGATGAGCTTCTGCTCTGACATATATTCTGTCTCCAACAACTTCCATCCGATCTGTGACGCTTAACACAGTCTTTGTTTCTGCCAGGAGTGGTTTTACAGCTTCCAGAATGTCCTCACAGCTCCTGTATTTGTACTTCCCGAAGGAATTGTACTGTCCTTTAGGGGCTTTCAGCTTTGACTGAATAATACCCAACTTCTCATATATATTCACTACTATTCCTCCTTGTCATAAACCACATGTTTGCTGCCCTCAATAATCAGCAAGCTTGCAATATCTTTCATCGATAAAGTCGATTCATTATAGATTTCAACCAGCGCGTTGTATGCAACTGTTGATACTTTCACAACCGGGTTATCCTTATCGGTTGCCAGCTGCTTCTTTCTTGCCGGAATACGGATTTCAAATTTGCTCACTGATACTTTCCTCCTTATATGATTTCTGAGCCGTTAAAAGCCCATTTAGAGCCTGTACGTAGCTCGCCAGCGTCCTTGCCTTGTATGAACTCTCGATGTAGTTATCAGCTACAAGGGAAAGCTGCTCATCTATCAGAGCAAGGATTTCGTTAATTCTATCCTGCATCTTTTCTCACCTCACTAAAGAAACAATACACATTGTCAGAACCATCCCCTCTCGCTGGATTCTGCTCGCCGTTCGGAAAGATTCCGCCAGCACAATGATATTCGAGATGGTTCAGATACATGTCCGGGTTCTCCCAGTCAAGAATGTACGCTTTCCGCCTGTTCAGCTCCTCCAGAAGCTCGTTCACTGTCGTTGCCAGCTCCATTGTCGGCAGGAGCTTCAGCTCTGTCTGATTCAGCATTTAACGGGCACCCCCCATCTATCAGAAGTTCCAGCAAGAAAGCTTTGATTTTATTGAGACTTTCACGACTTTCTTTTTCGTAAAACGGATCAAAAGATACACTCTGATACAAATCCCATTTAAATTTTCCTTCGGGAAGACTGACATCTTCCTTCCTTTTAAGTCCACATACACTCATACCATAAATCGAATAATTGAACGAGGCGTTTGCTGTCGGAACTTCATTTGCAACTCTTTTACAGAGTTCGTAAATTTCGTCAATTTCTTTCTCAAACATTTTCATTCTCCTTTCTCTCTGGCGTATCAATATCCCAGAGAATTCCATATACGATCATCGTGGTCATTGCCGCCGCAAAAAGCTGTCTGCCCGATCCACCCCACTGCCAAAATGGAAGGAACGTGGAAAAACCTCCAATTAGTGCGGCACAGATGATATTTTTCAGATTATTCACTGATACCTCCTAGAATCCACGCAAGGTTGCTCGCCACCAGCGCGGCGGCTGTCACAATCCATGCGGTAAACCATCTTTTTGACTTTTTCTTACTTTCTTCGACAATTTCAGTCGCAAGTGCTACTTCAATGTCAGCCCATGTCGGCTGATTTTCGTTTCTAATTTCACTCATATCTAGCTAATTTCTCCTTATTTCTTCTTATTTTGTCTTTACAATTAGCAGATAGAGAACTATAATGTATCTATCCACTAAGGTGCTTTAGTGGGTGCAAAGCTCCGGGGTGGAGGTTCCAGCTCCCTCCGGGGCACTCACTTATTGAGAGCCTCTTTGCCTTTCCAGACGTGTCCGGTCACTTCATAGACTTTCCTAGGGCTTATGATGTATGTGATTCGGCCACCGGAAAGGCTTTTTGCTGGCTTGTTATTCTGGATAGCAGTCCCGATCGGCAGCCATCCGTATACAATTCCTGCTCGGATTGATGTTGCAGGAAGTCCGATCAGCTTGCTTGCATCAGATACGCTCATGTTCTCCGAGGAGAATTCCGGCATCTGTGGAATGCCCGATATGATTCTCGCAATCTCTGCGGCAAACTGATGAACTTCTGCATTTTCTTTGATGTAAGTATCAACTTCGCTCATGTTCCCCTCCTTGTTAATTCGTGCTATACTCTCCTATGAAAGGAGGTGTTAAAAATGACTTACGATGAATTTATGTCGGCCATTAACTCCGATGTTGAAAGAATTTTAGATGAAAACTCTGTTAATGTTGCTCAGAGCCTGCTACAAGGTCTGTCAGAAAGTGAACCTTGCGTATCAAAAGAACAATTTCAAATCATCAGAAACGCCGTAAATACATCTATTCAGTCTTCTGTTCAAATAATGTTCGATTACCTAGATTCATTCGGAATGCTGGAGTGCGAACACCTGACTGAGCATCACGAGTCGCCTGTTTTAAAAGTGATTCAGGGCGGACGTTCGGACGCTGAGAAGAAATAATTTGTTGCTGGTCTTGAAGTTGCGATTCAAGGCTGGCAGCTCTTCTTTCCAATGAACGAATCCTTTTTTCAAGTGATCTACTCATATATTTACTCCTTTCTTGTGGTATACTCCCTAGAGATGGGAGGTGATATTGATATGAAGAAACCCAGTATAGCGAACGGCTCCATAGTTCCGCACAGCGTCCTTGAACAGCAAATAAAAGAAGCTAAAGAAAAAGAATTACGGAAACAGCAATGGCGACATGATTTCCGAGTAGCTTTATTTAGTGCTGTTGTTGGCGGATTTACTGGATTCCTGGCTACTGTAATCACTCAGATGTTACTTTAGCATCCACTGTGCGAGTAGGCTTCCAAGTGCTCCGCAGGTAGCCGAAAGCACAAAACAAAGAATCCAAAATGCGATTCTATTTTTCAATTTGCTTTCACCTCCAAGTTAAGAACTTTGTAGATGGTTTTAATCTGCCTGATTACTTTCTGGAATCTTCGGCTCAAGAAACTTGTCAGTTTTATCGGGATTCTTGTATTTTGCAATTGTTTCGCCGACCCCAAGGAAATACCCCTTGTCAAATTCCGACATATTAGGAACTGCCTTGGTTATTGATTCAAGAATCTTTTTTTCTTTTTCAGACATGCACTCACTCCTTTCTTGTGATATACTCTCCTGTAAAGGAGGTGCTCATTTGATAACAAGATATCAATATAAAATATTGAAAAAAGCTTTAAGAAATTGTGGATTTACTCCTGGTAATCAGCGTGAAGCAGATGCTTGCAGATACCTTTTCGGTAAAAAGTGCTTTATGCGTTCAAGGTCGCAAGATCACGCATATGAAATCACGCAAGCGGGTGAAGTCGCCATGAAAGCATATTTTCAAGATATATCCAGATTTTGGATAACAACTGTTCTGTCAGTCATTGCGCTGATTACCGGCCTTTTCTCAATTTCTATACAATCAGAGCCACTATTGCAATTATTAGAGCAATTATTGAAATAACTGCTAAAACGTGTGTGTCGGTAGATAGCGAATCTACATAATGTGTATACATTTGTAATAATTCCTTTACCGAAAATTCAACATCTACCTGCTCACATGGCTCTTTTTCAAAGATACAGTCCATATCTACTGTCCCGCCAAACGGAATAGGCTCATCTGGAGGAACAATCCTTCTTTCCGGCATCTTTAAATCACCTTTTTCACCTGTTAGAACTGCTTTCTTAATTTTGTTTGTCTGGTCTTGTAAATCCCAGATACGATTCCACAGGTCAGAAATTGTTTTGTCGATTTCTTTCTTCTTGCGCTTCACTGTTTTCACCTCCTTGTTTTTGTTGATGAACAAATAATAGCACTTACATTCTTGTTTGTCAACATGTTTTATCAAATTATTTTCAATTTTCCTTGTTGACCAACAAGCGTAATAATGGTATACTTCATATTAAGAAAGGAGGAACAATGTTGGAAACGATAGGAGAAAGAATCCGATCTATCAGAGAAGAACATCACATGTCCCGAAGAAAATTCGGAGAGGTTCTCGGCACTAGCGAAAACGCTATTGTCAATATAGAATATGATAGATTGAAACGTCCTGACCAGAAAGAACCTATATATAAGCTGATTTGCAAAGAATTTGGAATTAATATGGAATGGCTTATGTACGGGACTGGCGATAAAGAATGTGATGATTTAAGAGATGCTCAAATTTCCGAGTTTGTTGGAAGAACTTTTGAAAACGAATCTGAAACGTTCAAAAAAAGGTTTATTGCCATGCTTTCATCATTAGATGAATCTGATTGGGAAACACTTGAAAAAATTGCAAATTTGCTTCAAAACAAAAAAGAGCAGGAATAACACCTGCTCTCTTTTTATAAGATACCACGAACAAAATGATAAATTATCTTTAATTTTCTGGAGTCCATCTTTTCTAAAAGTTTAATTATTTTTTCTTTATAGTCCATAAATAGCCCTCCCTGTCGCAACTACCGCCTACACTACAGTATATGTCCGGCTGTGGGAAATAGAACCGAACATCAGTTCGTTTCATGCCATTATATTACTAATGTTTGCTCTTGGCAACTGCCAGATATACACCGATATGCTTATGATTGCATAGAAATTATTCGTAACATCAAAGATATAGTCTTTTCTGTTTAGTGGCAGGGCGAATAAAAACGGCAGCATGGTCTGCTTTATTTCATGGGCGCTATTCTTATGTAGGGTAGAAGATCTGTACGCATTTTGGACAGAATACACTCCTGACTCTTCATGGATATAATCGTCTACACACATTGGTAAATAAACAATGTAATTAAGCAAAAGCACAGCTCCTATTATAATTAGTATATTTTTGATTATTTTCATTTCATAAATCACCTCAAAACGTCTATTTACAACTAAATTTAACGATGCTATAATAAAAATAACATATTTAAACACTTTTTTTTGCAAATGGCGAAAACAATGTTTACAAGGGAATGATTTACATGAAAATTGCGATTTGTGACGATGATAATTTACGGATTGAGATTTTCAAAAATAGCATTGACCGATATCTAAAAGAGCATGGTGATGGTGGATATACATTAACCACCTACACCAGCGGAAAGCCTTTGATCGACGATGTTTCAGATGGTGAATGGTATGACATAATAATTCTTGATGTCTCCATTAACGGAGAAAATGGCATAGAGATTGCCAAAAGATTAAGAAAAATCGGATACTATGGAAATATCACTTTTTGGACAGAATGCAAAGAATATGTATTTGATGCACTTGATGTGCTGCCGGTTCATTACATCATTAAAGGCTCTGAGCATGGAAGAATGTATTCAGTTGTTAAGCAGACGCTTGAAAATATCCGTGAAAAAACGCTTACTATCAAGAACAAGGACTACTTTCACAGAGCTGAATTCCGGCATATTGAATACATCGAAAGCCAGAACAAATACATAATGATCCATTGCACGTGCGGAATATCACACAAGGAACGAGGAAAGCTCAATGATATCGAAAAGAGTCTTGACGGAAGATTTTTGCGCTGCCACCAGAGCTATATAGTTAATATGGACGAGGTAAGCGAAGTAAGCCATTTTTTTACGATGGTATCTGGCGCGATCGTCCCGATCAGGCAAAGAGAACTTGCGAAAATAAGAGAAAAATATGAAAACTACGTCATTGGAGGAAAATAAAGCATGAGCGAAGAGAAAACAAAGAAATGCAAATATTGTAAAACAGAGATTCCGGCAGATGCTAAAGTCTGCCCGCAGTGCCGGAAGAAATTAAAAGGTGGAAAGCTCAAATGGGTTGTGCTGATAATCCTTGTCGGAGCCATCATCGGAGCTGTAGCTGGTGAAAGTGATTCAGAATCAGATAAAAGCGCAGCAACCGCTACTTCTTCAGAAAAGAAAGAAACTGCTGCTAAACCAAAAGAAGAAGCTGCACCGATCGAGTACACTGCTGTTTCCGTTAATGATATGATGTCCGATCTTGACAGTAACGCAATGGGTGCATCTGATAAATACAAAGGTAAATACCTTGAGATCACTGGAAATCTCAGTAACATTGATGCTTCCGGAAAGTACATCAGCCTCACAGCAGATGGCGATTTTGAAATCATCGGCGTACAGTGTAATATTAAAAATGACGAGCAAAAATCAAAGGTAGCATCTCTTACCAAAGGTGATAAAGTAACATTAAAAGGAAAATGCACAGATGTTGGAGAAGTCCTTGGATATTCTTTTGACATTGACGAGATTGAGTAAACCAGACTAGCTCCTGCTTAACGGCAGGGGCTATTTTTATACAAGGAGGAAAATCATGGCAAAAAGAAAGAAATATCCAAAATTGCCAAACAGTTTCGGCTCTATCCGCTATCTCGGCAAGGGTCGAAGAAATTGCTACGCAGTGCACCCACCGGCAACGCTGGACGCAACAGGAAAAGCAATCCGCCCGCCTGCGATCTGCTATGTTGACGACTATCTGAAAGGGTTCGCTGTCCTGACGGCATACAAAGCCGGGACGTACAAGCCAGGTATGGAAAAGGAACTTGAGATTGCCCCCACAACGGACACAGACGCCCTTATAAGCCGTATTCTGTCAGACTACAATACATTTAAGGGCGCAGAGGAAAGACACCCAGAAACGCACAAATTGACGTTCTCAGAGGTATATGAACAGTTCATGGCATGGAAGTTTCCAGAGGGGACAAAGCTATCATACAGCTCAAAGAACGCATACCGGAACGGATATTCAAACTGTACAGTGCTCCACAACCGCGTATTTGAGGATTTAAAGGCTCCTGACATGCAAGAGGTGTTAGATACCTGTCCGCTCAAAAGAGAAAGCGTAATGATGATACTGACATTGTTTAAGCAGATGTACAAGTACGCCATGTATGCTGAGATTGTCACGGAAAACAAAGCTCTCTATGTTCGTAACAATGCGCCTCACGACACGGAGCACGGCACGCCCTTTTCGGATGAGGAATTAAGCATCCTCTGGAATAACGCCGATGATCCGGAAGTACAGCTCATTCTAATCATGTGTTATTCTGGCTGGAGAATCGGCGAAGTATCAAAGCTTTCAATTAATCTCGAAGAAAAATATTATCAAGGCGGTATTAAAACAAAAGCCGGAAAAGACAGGATTGTACCTATTCATTCAGCCGTATATAGCTTTGTCCAGTCAAAACTAGCAACTCAAGGAAAGCTTCTAATGTATACGCAAAAGCATCACAGGGATAAACTCTTCTACCCTACACTGGAACGCTTGAATATAACCGGCAACCCGAAACACACGCCGCACGATTGTCGACATACCTTTTCTGCCTTGTGCGAAAAATATGGCGTCCGGGAGAACGACCGGAAGAGGATGCTGGGGCATTCATTCGGGAACGATGTCACGAACGCTGTGTACGGTCACAGAACTCTGGAGGAACTCCGTGAAGAAATAGAGAAAATAAAAGTCCCATTTGTGACTAACTGTGACTAACCGTTCCTGTTTTTATCGCTTTTAAACTGTCTTAATCACTCTAACAAAAGTCTGCAAAGCCTTGATTTTACTGGCTTTTCCGCATTTTACAAGGGATTCCGCAAAGACATTTTCTATAATCTAATTTTAATGAAAATATTCAAGAATTCTTTGTTTATGCGGGTTTTTAGACTTTGCTTGTGACTAATTTGTGACTAACCATGTAAATCTATATCTTATTAAAATGTCGCAATTTGACGTAAAAAAAAGAGAGTCGGGTTTTTAGGCCCAACTCTTTTTTTGACTGTCCGCTCGTGCCGCTGCTAACAGCTCCTATCGGGAACATACAGCTCTTTCATTCATGCACGACAGAATCAGTCTACACTATCAACTTGTGCGTAGCCACACAGGGCGCTATACATCATAAGTTCAATCCCTGCGCGACTATTGAAAGTATACCTTACTTAAAAAGAAAAATCAATTAAAATGTTAAACTTTCTATTGACACACCACCAATTTGGTGGTATTATATAATCATCAAAGGAACGGAGGAAAACAAAATGAAAAAATACAACTTATCAAACATTATGAAAAGAGCATGGGAACTGGTTAAAAAATCCGGAATGACAATTTCCTCCGGTCTGAGAAAAGCATGGGAGGAGGCCAAGAAAATAGAGAAGAAAATCTTCAAAGGGCGCATGGAAATGGCAGTCCCGGAAGCAGATAACAATGTTGTAAGTATTAGCTTGTGGCAAAAAGGATCATGCAAAAGAATCTACTTCAACGACTACAAAAGAAGAACTGTTGGATACATTGACTGTGTAAGCCGTACAGCACATTACATGGAAGGATATGCTAGAATGTATATCCCAGTTATCGACAGATTTATGGAAGAATATGAGTTTTAATTTAAGGAGGAAAACGAGATGGGAAAATGGACTATTAGTGTTGACGATTCAAAGATGTCGAAATTGAGAAATTATGGAGAATGCTACACGCATGGAGGGGGAGCTGGAGGATATTTTGATTTCTTCGGAGATTCTTTGCAGGAGGCTGCCGATAATCTTATCCACATTTTCGCTGACGTATTCTCTGACGATGGTACGACAGTTATAGAATACCCGGAACATGTCATAATCGATGAAAAAATATACGAGTACGCAAACTGTGCCGAAAAACATATCACACTTATTATACCTTGTAAATGCAAAAGGTATAAAACCGGTGTTGGCGATATCAACTTCAACGCCGATATCCGTATCTATCTTCAAGAGCAGAAGATGCAAGTAGCTGAGATGCGTGCACTGCTTGACGAATCCCGAATAGCATTCTCTAATCAGTACAACATACCGGTCCGGACGCTTGAAAACTGGGAATCTGGAAAAAGTCAGTGCCCCGAATATGTAAGACAGCTCCTCGAGAGAGCTGTTAAGGAGGATGCGAGAGTTAAAAATGATGCAAATACCAACGCAAAAGATACTGAAAGCTTATGAAGAAAGTCAGACGCTGACCGGCATTCACAAGCTTACCGGATATAACTGGCAAAGAATAGCGAAAACGCTTTCTACGGAAGGAATCATAGTCAATGAAACGCAAGCGACTATCATAAATCTGCATTATCGTGGGAAAAGTGCCAGTGAGATTTCAACCATTACAGGATTTGCAGTGAGCACGGTTATGGCGTATCTTCCAAGAACACGTCCGGCATACATGGAAAACAGGTCCGAAAATGCACTAAGAATTGAAAAATGCAGAAAAGGAAAAAGCCCCAAGGATTGACTCCGAGGGGCTTAATTTGTCACTTAGTATTTGCTTTCATGTGCTCAATCACTCTCTTCCAGGTATCAATGCCGCAAGTTCCATTTGCAGTTACACCGGTATTTTTCTGAAAAACTTTGAGGGAATTATATGTATCGTTCCCAAACTGTCCGTCAACTTCTACACCCAGCATTGCCTGAAGCATTGCCACTGCTGTTCCAGAGCTGCCCTTTCTCAGAATCGGAAGCCTTGTCTGGAAGGTACCGGTGAGCGTGGTTGAAGGCGTACTTACTTTTACACCGGTGGTAACAGCGATAGCCACGTGGTGGTTATCATTCAGAAGGATATCTCCTGCCTTTAAATAGTCACCGGATGTCAGATACTTACTATCCGTCAATACTTTCGCACCAGCGGTTTTCATCGCTGCCCTTATGTTTCGCGTCGTCAGATAGATACTGACCGCTTTGAGTTTTGCGTTATTTAAACGATACCCAGCCCCTTTGACGATAGCTGCTGTGCTCGCGCTGCAATCAGATTCACAAGCTACCGTGATCTGCGCCGGATCGTAGTTGCTTGCCTTTAAGTGCTGCCAGAACGAATACCGGTCATTGCTGTTTCCGGCAGTACCCTGATCGTACCCGATGAGATTGTTTCGTGCTGCTTTTGTCGCCATGTCTGCGATCATGGCTGCGATTTTGGCGTCATTGAATCTCAGGACACAGAGCCACGGTCTGCTGTACCAGTTCATAATCCGATATTCTGTACCAGTCTGGTCTCCTGCTTTCCCGCCTGCATATCTTCCGTTCTCATCATGTCCGCAGTTACTGATTTTTACCATTTTTGTTTCTCCTTTCTGTGTTGCTCCTCTATAGTCCTTGTAGAACACATCCATATCAACATTTCCGCTGATACCGGATACTTTTCCGTGTTCCGAATACTGCCATCCTACACCGACCGGAACTCTCAGCCTTTCCTGTAATGTTCCGTTATCCAGTTCTTTTTTGGGATAGTTCGCAATCCAACATTCGTACTGCTTCAGAGCGTTTGACAAGCAGTTCTTATACCAGTCGTAGTTGCAGTATACACCGACTTTATAGCCGGCTTTCTTCATTCTGGTCAGAAAGGCAACTGCAATGTTTTCAACTGCCTGTTTGCCGAGTTTTCGCTGATTAGACCACTCGAGATCATAGAACACTGGAAAGTCCAGTCCTCGTCCGTTCAGTGCAGCAATCACATCTTCCGCCTCGTCAATAGCCTGCGCCGGTGTCAGAGCGTATGAATACTTATAACCGCCGATAAGAATTCCGTTGCTCTTGCATCCCTTGTAGTTGTACTCGAATGAGTTGTCAATGCCGCTCCTCTGATGCACTCTCAAGATTGCGAATTTAACGCCGGATTTAGCAACCTTCGCCCAGTCTGGTTTCCCCTGATTAGATGATACGTCAATTCCTTTAATTTCCATTCGGCTTTTCCTCCAGCTCTCTAATTTTGTCGCCTTGCTTTTTGACCACAGCTGACAGTTCCTGAATTGCTTTAATTGCATATTCGGTCAGAAGAAGTCTGTCAATCTGCTTAACATTCATGCTTCCATCTTCGTTCTCGCCACCGCCTAGCGCCAGTAACGGATCTATTTTTTCAATATCATCTGCAACAAGTCCGAGCGGCTGATGGACGCCGGTTTCTTTCCAGTCGAATGAGCATACCGGCATTTTGCAGACCGCATCAAGAGCATTAATTTCGCAGTCTAAAACATTCTCTTTTAATCGGATATCGGAAGCAGAATCGTTATATAAAGTGTTTGTAGTATAGTTACTCGAACCCCACTGGGCCGATACCGTCAATGCGGCTTTATTTGATCGTGTTGCCGATGACAGATAAGCTACCCTGTTCAATGCGGCGCTTGCCGATGATACGGGTCTTCTTCTTGTGCTTGTATTGGCTTCTTCTTCTTTATAGTCTCTGAACGAAAAGTTTCCAGCTACGTAAGCATCTCCTTTAAGGCCAGTGTCACCAGATACTGAAAGAGTTCCCGAAGTAGTCAGGTTCTTTCCCATCGAACAACCGTCTGTATATACTGCATTTGAATTTAAACGAACTGCACCATTTAAAAATCTTAGAATATATCCATCCCATTGGTGGCTGGTATCACCCTCCATCCAGAGATCTTCCGCTCCGCCGCTCTTTTCTGCTGCATAAATTCCGTACTTACCGATTTTTATGGCTTTCCAGTTGTTTGCGTCTGTATAATCCGTATACATAGTGATGCCGGAACTGTCAGTAAGCACTTTTCTTTTTTGACCGGTCGAATCATAGAAGAACATTCCACTCTTATTAATTCTTATGACTATGTTGTTATCAGAATTTCGAAACGACGTTCCTCCGGACGACATCCGGCCTATCTCCGACCCTTCGTCGTTAAGAAGGATCAGAAGCCCGTTCCCGTTGTTCTGTCCGCCGAGTGTCAGTGTTCCTCCGAGCGCCGCATTGAAAGACACATACAGCTCATTGTTCAGATAGTATAGTCCTTTCCAAGCTCCGTTATTAGACAGAATTTCTACAATATCTTTCTGAGACAGAGCAGAAACGTCAAGTGCTACCGGGAACGTCTGCTGATCACATAGTATAGTTTTTTCTTTATCGGCATAAGCGCTGGCCCTTATCATGTCATGTGCTTCAAGAGACAGCGCGTTCAGCTGAATCTGGATCAGCTTCATCGAGGTGCTGTATGTGCTTATATCTTCCCAGGAAGAGCCGTTATCAACGCTTTTTTCGATAGTCCACCAGGCATAAAAGTTTTTAGCATCTTCTTGACCATCTCTATAGTAAGGCCTCAAGTTCAGAATATTCGGAGTAATCTTCTTGTCAGCCCCCATTAGCAAAATGTCAGCATCGGCCCGCATAAAATATGTTCTTCCGGCTGTACCCTGTTCTCCGGCATACTGCTTAGCTATCGTGAATCGTTTCGATACTGACAGGTTCTCAAGATAAGTAGCTCTTATATCAATCCAGCCACTGTCGGCAGTTAAGCTTCCAACTGTATACATGCGTTCAACTTCGTCCCAGGATCCCGAGATGTTCTGAGATTCGGTTATAGTGTACGAACAGTTCTCCGTGATATCCTGTGCGCCGTACATCACCGTAACCTGAGTTGAACATTCTGGAAAGCTGCTATAATTCCCGTTAGAATCAACAGGAATGCCCTGATATTCATTGCTCAACTGAATAGTCATGTTCTTCGCAGAAGCAGAGAACTCTTTTAATGCCTCATCGAGTGTTTTTCCACCGCCGATCTGCACGTTTCCGCTGATATATACTGATCCGGCGTCCATGTCGGCTTCAAAAACTACATTTTTATCTTTATCTTTTACCAGGATCGTTCCGGCATTAATATAGTCAGCGTTAATACCCTCCGCATATAAAAGTCTCGTGATAGTCTCTCCGTCAAGGGTTATACCGTATGGATATGTTTTGCCTCCATCATTGCTAATTCCGATCGCTTCAGATGTAACTTTAATAACATTAGATGATTCTTTTAGTGTAGGCTTGTCGTGCAGATACCGAATAGTGCTTCCATCTTCTTGTCTAACATCTGTACAGAACATTCCACTTGCATTTGTATCACTTATCTTTTGTTCCAATCGTTCAACAGCTTCTTCCCTTGCAGATGTTTCTTTTTTCACCATCTGACGTGCTGCCACTATAGCCTTCGTTCCATTGCTGTAGTAGTCACTGCTGCCCCGAATCGGATCATCAGCCTGAGTCTTAACTGTAGTCAGACCGCCCACGTTGCCAGATACATCCGTCAGCGGAGTAAGGTACTTGTTGCCTAAGCGGTCATAAGTATATACCATATCTCCGAATTCAATCAACGGGTTGTATACCAGATCACCCTCGAGATTTCGGAATCGTGCTCCTACGATCTGTTCACCGATGATGCTTGCTACTGTTTCGAGCTGGTCAGAATCAATCAGTTCGTTCTCAAGCTCAAGAAGATACCCCTCTTTTCCGTACATTCCATAATATTCAGAATCTGTATCATCATTGGACTGTCCGTTTTTGATTCTGATTCCGGTAATAATAATATCGTCACTGGAAAGCGCAGGTGGGTTTCCATAGTTTTTCAAATCAGGAATATCTGCTTTTTCAAAATCCCATTTTATGAATCCGAGATTTCCAGAATAGTCAATTCTGGCGTTTGCAGATTCAACCATAGCTGCATACCCAAACAGTTGACGAAATGTCATGTTATCCGGAATGCTTCTTATTATAATATCGCCATGTGACATAGTTAGATTCATGCCTATTCCGATAGTCTCACAGGCATCCCTGACAAGGTTTATAAGAGACTGAGGGAGCTTAAGGCCGCTGGTATACGCTTTATTTGCTTTGTACATATCGTCCAGAGCCGTGATAGTGATGATGTCTGAATATTGCTCCGGTGTAGTTACTGTATAGATTCCCTTGTCGATCTTTTCTGCGAGACTATTGACTTTTAGATACGCATGAATTTTTGCACTGTAAAAATCATATTCTTTCCACTGCTCTTCATAGTTATTAATGTTCAATGTCAGCGTTTTACAAACAGATGTTCCAACTGGAAAGCTACTACTTTCTGCACAGTCAGTAAACCCGTTGTCGCCGTTCATGATCTCTTCATCAATAGTCTTTTTCGTTCCGTCAGGAAAAGTGATATCCACTGCTATTCTGACCGGTTCACCAGCTTCTAGTTTTTCTCTAAATGCATTGCTTACGTTAATCATAATGGATCCGCCCCCGTCATGTTAAACTCTAATGTTGACATAATCTTTCTATCGTCCGACAGCTCCCCGATAGCTATGTTTTGTGTCTGGCCTACGTAGAACGGTGCATCTCTCCAAACCCCGTAATACGACGAAAAATAATGTAGCGTAAATTTATATCCTTTTGCTACCATCTGCAAAATCTTAGTTGCTTCTGTCATTGGGAGGTCACTGGCCTTATATGTGTACTGTTCTACAGTGAACATTGGTGTAAAGCAACCTACACCGTACTGCGTCCTCTGACTTGATTCCGTGTAAGTCGTGGCAAAGGAGAGCGCAAGGTCTTTATCCGGCTGCCAGATGTCTGTGCCGTTGATTTTGTATCTATCCATAACGTCCTCCTTTTTATGTCATCTCAAACGGGTTTCTACCGCTTGTGTCTCGCCTCATCTGTGCTTCTTTCATCATCTCGTCAAACAGGGTTCTGCGATTGATCTGAGCTGTAAATCTGTAGTTCCCGCCGCCTGACTGCCGTCCTGCTGTTTCTTCACGGACGATTTTTCTAAGCAAAGCTTCCGGTGTTTCGATGTTGTTGCCCTGCTTCTGATCGCCCAAGACTGCAAGGAACTCTGATCTCGGTGGAATGACTGCCCCTTTTGCTAAGTACGGAACTGTCGGTACTCGTGGAAAGTGTGCGCTGAACCCTATGGTCTTTGAGCCAAACGGAGTCGGCACTTTCCACGGTCCAAATGAAAATGCCGATTCAATTCCACCAATGGTACTGTTAACGGTCCCAATAGCACCATTAACAATTTCAATCACGCTATTAAGCGTGTTTTTAATTGTGTCTTTTATGCCTTCAAAAACGGATACAACGGTATCCCTTGCCGACGTAAATTTATCAACTATAGCACTTTTTATTTTTTCCAATTTTCCAAAAAGAACTGTAGAGATGCTGTTCCAAATTTGAACTGTTTTAGTTTTCACACTGCTCCATGCTTTTGAAATTTTGGTTCTAATTGTATTAAATCCGGTTGATACCGTAGTTTTTAATGCACTTAGAGCGTTTGTAGTGCAAGTTTTGACGTAGTCCCAAGCTGTAAACACTATTGACTTAATTGCATTAAATACAAGTTCGATAACACCTTTTACAATGTCTAACGCACCCTGTGTCTCTGATTTGATAGTTTCCCAAACACCAAGAATGATGTCCTTAATCAGGTTCCAGGCTCCTTCTGCGATGCCTTTTACACCGTTCCATGCTTTTTCCCAATCTCCCGTATATACGCCGACTATAAAGTCAATCACTCCGCTCAACACGTCAACTATGTCGCCGATCACTTTTATGAGCGTTTTTACGATGTTTATGACTTTTGTGCCTATCATATCTGCAATCTTAGCAAGTACCGGAACGACATTTGCTATAATCCAGTTTATAAGCGGTACTAATATGTTTTCCCAGAGGAGTTTAAGAACATCAATAATTTTCCCCAAGAATGTTTCAATTTTTGCAAGCGCTTCGCCGAGCACACCTGTCATTAAGCCTTTCAGCTTGTCCGCTAATCCTTGTAAAACCGGAAGAATGTATGTGTTATATACAGTCAGCGTTGTTTTTGATATGCTTGAGATTCCGTTTGCAATTGAGTCAAAAAACGGTTTCAAATGCTCGTCATAGAGTTCCTGTATCAGATCGCCAAGCGTCTGTATCGTTGCAAGGATGCCGCTTGTTACGGTTTCAATGACTTTCAGTGATCCTTCAATGGCACTTTTTAAGAGGTCCTTATTATCAATGAACGGTTTTGCGATCATATTCAGCATATCTCGACCAAGTTTTGCACAAAGCTCCACAGCAGTCATTTCAATCTGTGCAAAAATTCCGATAACGTCAGCTGTCAGCTGCTGTGCTGTTTCTCCGCCAAAAGCAGAAAAAACATCTGCAAAAGCGACTGAGAAGTTTCCAATGATATCCGAAATTTCCGTTCCGATGTCAAACATGTTGACTATGTGCTTTTTAATTCGATCTGTATTTTGAGACAGGTATTTCGCAATTCCACCAACAAAGTTTTGTGCTATCGTCAGCCCGATTCTAGCTATAGAGCCAGTTACTTTTCCAAAATTTAGCGCTAAGGAATCGGCAAATTTATTCGATGCACTTAAAACGGCTGGATCGGTGAATATACTTTTTAAAGACTTTTTTATCAGATTTATGTTCTTTTTTAAGTCTTTCAGTATGGATTTATAATTGCCGAGCCCGTCCCAGAACCCTTTTTTGAAAAGCCCAGCCAACTCTTTGAAACGTTTAATGATTTCATCGAGAATTGGACTCATTTTTGAAAGGGCGGTTTCACCTTCTGCCATCTTTCCGTAATCAACATTTCCGACAGCTCCAGCCAGACTACCAGGGCTTCCTCCTGACCCTGCTCCCGAGGACGGAGTTTTGCTTGCTGTTGATGATGTATCCTGCGTAGAATACCGATTAATCTCATCAAGTGGACTAAGATATCCTTTCGCCGCTTTTGCCGCATCTTTTGTGGCATCGGCTACGTCTTCTGTGGAATCTGCTAACTTGCCGGCGTTGTCTGCCGCCTGTCCGTAAGCATCTGCCGTATCCTGCACGCCGCTTGCATCGCCTGTAAGGCCTGCTCCACTTCCGCTTGTCTGGCCTGATGATTTCTTTCCAGTAATAAGCTCCGTAAAACTTTTGAAAGCATTCGCCAGAGTTGCCAGTTTACCTAGCAAGATATTAATAACTTTCAGAACAGGTGTGAAAATATTAATCAGCCCCTGTCCGACTGTTGCCTTGAGAGACTGCAACTGCAACTGCATAACTCGCACCTGATTCGCCCAGCTGCCAGAAGTACGAATGAAGTCTCCAGATGCAGCCGATAACTGTTTCTGTACAAAAGCCAGACGGAGAGCAACTTTCTCCTGTTCAGTCATTTCAGACGTGGTTTTGCCATAGCCGTTTGCAAGCGCATACTGGTCGAGGGCAGTCTGGGTCATTACCACGCCGAGATCTTTCAATGTCTCGGTCTCACCTGTAAACACTGATTTCAGCTTGATGTAAGCCAAGTCCTGACTGATGTTATAGAATGATGCCACATCACCAGTCAGCTGTGTCAGAGCCGTTGACATATCGTAAGCCTGCTGTTCCGAGAATCCGAACGACTTGGACATTGCTCCGAACGTGCCGACATACTGTTTTGCCATAGTTTCTGACAATCCGGCAGAGGTCATGGCGTTCTTTGCGAATTCATTGACTTTATCCGACATGGTCGTAAATGTAACATCGACCACGTTCTGTACTTCCGCCAAATCAGAGCCAAGTTCCACACACTCTTTCCCAAACTGTACCAATTTACCAACAGCAAACGCTCCGCCAATCAGCAGACCGATTTTTTTTACAGCACTTCCAAGGCCGTTAAATGACTGTTTTATAGCTGATACGCCATTTTGGACACCGGTTGTATCCATCCTGGTATCGATAATGACTGAGCCATCATCAGCCATACATTCACCTCCTAACTATTTGAGGTTCAACATCTCATTCAGCGCATCCTTATACGCTTGCTCCTCGTCGCTGAGACGTGTTTTTATGTCAATTGTGTTTTTATTTTCCTGATAGAATTTCTTTTCCCATTTATCCAGGCGTTCGCCCTTTGCCTTTTTAGAGCGGATTCCAACAACCGTGTTAAACAGACACTCGCCGGATTCCATGAAGTACCCGAAGAACGTCCACCAGTGCATATAAGGCACTGCTCTGATTTCTTTACCGGCAACCTTGTTTACCGCCGGAACGATCATATCTCCGTCTTGCTCCCAGTCCATTAAGCGAGGTTTTGGGTGGTTCGGATTATCGTCCGACTGTCCGCAGTCTATGAACTCCGATGCTTTCTGACAAGCTTCATCCAGACTCTCAGTCGGTATACTCTGCCAGTCCTCGAACAGAATCTGTAACATAACGACTGCTTTTGCCTGCTCATCCAGCTCTGGGTCGTTCATGGCTATGAGAATATCAATGATCGCTCGAAAATCTGTCCTGATAGAAAAATCCACCCCACTTATGTTGAGTGAGGTGGGAAGCTCATAGGCGGTCATTTTGTATACTTCTCTGTATACTTATTGACTGCTGCCTGCATTTTCTTTTTTCTCTTTTCAATCTCCGGCGCAATTGCTTCTGCGATTTTATCCAGAACGATATAAGCGAAAACCTGGCCATTTCTGAAAACAGTAGTTGCTGTGATTGGTTCTTTAAACAGGTCTTTTGATGCTTCATATCCGAGCAGATAGTTGATTTTGTCCTCAATCTGTTTATTCAGTTCTGCCATTTCTTTACCGGAAGCGACCTTCTGAATGGAATCTTTAAGCTGTTCGAAGTATTCTTCCATCTCCTCTGCACGTGCTACCACATTGATATCAGTCGGGTTCAGCTTGAAAGAAGAAAAGACTTCGTCTTCGTTGTTGGTAAATGTAAAAATGAGAATTCCATCATCAATTTTGGTGTTAATTATTTTTGCCATTTGGGGTGTCCTCCTTGTATATGTGCTTATTCGCTGTCGGCTGTGAATGCGCCGGAACTGATATCAAACTTTCCTTTTACACGTTCGCCGGTATAGTTGACGGTAAACGGAATCTGATAACCGGATGTATCGCCGCCGTAGGAGGTTGGAACAACGTAGCAATCCTGCTGATATGCTTCATACTTGCCTGCTGTGGCTTCTGTCCAGAGATGAACTTCAACTGCTTTTGTCTTGAGGTTGTCGTCTTTGAGACGTCCATCTACGATCTTTTGTAATGCTGTGAACAGGTCTGATGTGGTATCTGCATAGAACGGATCAGCGTCAGAAGAAACTTCATAGCCATTATGTTTAAATGTGGATTCTCCAAGAATATTTTTAGATGTTTCGGTGTCTGGATTGAGTTCTACATTGTACTCTTCCAGATCTTTTCCAAGACGCTCATACTTCGGTGTCAACCCCCCACAGAGAGAGCCTGCGTCAATGTAATGAGCCATATATTTACGGTCAATCTTGCCTGTAACTGCCATAGAAATGTCCTTTCTGCCTATAACTTTTAAAAGGCTGTGTAGGTTAGCGACTATCTCCAACTGATAGCCGGTTGTTACTTGTTATATTACTTCATAAGTATTTTCATAGCGTACTGACAATGGTAATAACCAGTCCTGTACGCCACTCTCCTGTGGTTCTAAACCATAAGAGTTATCGCGGGTAATGCGTTTTATCACTCGTCCCTGCGAAAGCTCAGGAAACGCGTTTAAACGTGTCTCAGAGCCATTTATGACAACTGGTTCTCGGCATATCCATTTACCGAGACTATCCAGGAACTTCTGAACAGATAGCTTCTGCCGTTCTTTGTCGGATGCTGTTCGGTATACCACGTAAAATGGGTACTGGCATACCTGATGCATCGTTCCGCAGACATCTTCTTTTTCTGAATAGATCAGCGCTCCGTTGTCTGCCGAGAACGCGATTCCGGACTCCTTGCCAAGTTCCTCAAACTTGATTGTTTCATTTTCATATAGTCCCGGATACTGGTTCAGAAGTGCTTTCATGGCATCTGTCAGAATTTCATATCCAGTTGCATCTTTTCCGATAGGCTTATCCGCCATGTCTGCCACCTCCTGCCTGTGCTTTTACTTTGCGAATCCATGTACTGCCATATTGTCGTTTAGCGGCATCGAACCATTTAGCCTGTGCCTGTGGGTGAGCCTGTCTGGTGTATTCGAGATTCTCCTTTGCGGCTGTCTGACCAGAAAACTGACTAACGAGAACTTTCTTTGCTCCACGTCTTGCGTAGGGACTTCCAGTTGCTTCGTCAACCATTCCTTTTCCCTCATACAAAAAACGTCCATAAGGAGCAGCCGCAGCACACACAAATCCAGTTCCTTGCAAGGATGCACTCTCAGCTCTTGTTCGGTTAATGAAGTCCCCTGTAATCATCGGCATAAATGGCGCCATGCTGTCCATGACCATTCCATCAAGGAGGTACTGGGCTTCTTGATACTGTCTGGAAAATCTGTCCATATTCAGTTTGATTTTCATATCTCCATCGACTACGGAGAATCCTTTAAAATGATGAATTTTACTCATATCACTTACCCAGAATTTCAAAATGTGGAATCAGTGTATACGGACCACCCACGCTGGTAATCTTAAACACGTTATCCCTGTTCTCGTTCATGTACTGGTAGAATCCGCTCCGATAATCGCCATCAGATACCGTTCCACCAGTCCACTCACCCTCCCAGAAGAACGACTCATCTGAGAATGTGATAGTGTCTTCCAGAGCGTTGTTAATCTGCCTTTTCCATTCCTTAGGTGGCATCCATGGAAGAATCTTGCCGTCTTTATCGGTAATGGTTATATCGCCGTTCTGGATAGTGTATCGAACGTGTAACTGTGCGTTGTCAGTTGCGTCTGGTCCGTACTTTTTGAGGATTGCTCCCTTGTCCGTAATGAGGTCAACGCTGGATAACACATGAGGATACCAGTACGCATCTCCAGTTGTTTTGCTTTCATAATAGTTGAAAACTGTTACCGTTTTGCTATACATGATATCCTCCTATCGTCTTCCCGGGACTAATTTAAGTAAGATAGCTCTTCTGGTGTATGCTCTTTTCTTTTCCAAGTTAAGAGGAATATCTTTGGTTTTTTTTCCTTTATCACCGACAACTATTCCTTCATTCGCGGCAACATGACTTTGCTTTGAATTGGCTGTAAATTTATACATGGCAGCGCCGCCATTTTCTTTTATAATATAATTGTTTTGATTTTTAGGATTTCTGTCCAGTATGGTTCCATCTGGCAATCCGGAAAAGCCTTTCTGATACGCTCGCTTTATTTGACTCCTGAATTCACTTTCACGTCCTTTAGTGAGTGTACCGTAAACATTATCTTGCTTTTTTATAAATTCAATAGCCGAATCCGTAAGTTTATCAATTTCTTTGTTTGAAAAATGCAAATCAGAATGATTCATTCCGCTAGAGCCACCTCTACCACCCATTACACTTCACCTCGTTAAATTTGTCGGAAAATGCCTTGATTCTAACAATATTACCTTTGCATTCTTCTGGTACTTTACCGTAGAAGATAATGCTTTCCGGATGTAACCGTTCGATCATGGCATTATAGCCAGATAAGAATAGGCACTTTTTGCCCTTACCGTTCATACACCCAACAGAAGATACCGCCACCGTGCCGCCCTCCGGTTCCCCATCGAAACACCAATCGTAAGAATCCGGTGTACTCCATGAGATTGTTGGAATCACACGGCAACCGTACTCTTGGAGATATGCGCCTATCCAGTGTTTGCGGTAATGGTTGTATATCTGGATAGCTTTAGGAAAATCGGTGTAGGTACTAAAGTCCGGTGTCAGGACGTACTGGAATTTGCTCAGCTTGTCCACGTACCTGTCTGGATTTCTCCATAGTGCGTCAAATTGGTAATCATCTA